TTGGCATATCGCTCACCCTGCTCATGGGCGTATTCTTTTTGATCTTAGGGACGCCCAGTCACAAGCTTTAGTGCAGTGGGCGGATTCTAGGTATTCGTTGACTTTGAAGGCACGTCAGATTGGGTGGACAACTCTTGTTGCTGCTCACCAGTTTTGGTTGGCGTTTTTTCATTCGGATCAGAACATTATTGATTTGTCTCGTACTGAGCGTGAAGCTGTGTTGTTGTTGAAGAAAACTAAGTATGGGGCTAAGAATTTGCCTAAGTGGATGTTGGAGCGTGGACCTAAGCAGCTTGTTGAGCATCAACAAAAAATGTCTTTCGATAATGGTTCGACTATAACTTCGATGCCTAGCGCTTCTGATCCTGCGCGTGGCGAGTCTGCTACTTTGATTGTGGTTGATGAGTGGGCGTTTCTTCCTAACCCTGAGGAAGCTTGGGCTTCCATTGAGCCTGTTGCTGATGTGGGTGGTCGTATCATCGGCTTGTCCACTGCTAATGGTTCAGGTAACTTTTTTCACCATTTGTGGACTGGTGCTTCTGCTGGTAACAACAAGTTTGCGACAATGTTTTTCCCTTGGTCTGCTTCTGAAGACAGGGACGAGTCTTGGTATGAATCTAAGAAACAGTCAATGTTGGCTTGGCAGTTGCATCAAGAGTACCCGTCCACTCCTGAGGAGGCGTTCATCAAGTCGGGTAACCCTGTGTTTGATTTAGACATGTTGGAAGAAATGGGTTTCGGGGTTAGTGAAGGTCAGAACGGGTATTTGCATCCGACTAGTTCGCGTAGTGTCGAGTTCAGAGTGACTGTATGAGTTTAACTATTTGGGAAGAACCTCAAGGGAACGACACTTACGTTATTGGTGTTGACACCGCTGAGGGCTTGGGTCACGGAGATTATTCGTGCGCTCAAGTCCTGTCTGTTTCAAGCGGTGTTCAGGCTGCGGTTTGGCATGGTCATATTCCTCCTGATGAGTTAGCTGTTGAGGTGTTTCATTTGGCTTTGTGGTACAGGGATGCTTTGACTTGTGTCGAGTCGAACAATCATGGTTTAACTACGATCACTGAGTTGCGTCATTTGGGTCACCCTAATTTGTTTAGGCGCAGGTCGTTGAATAGTGCTACTTCTAAAATTTCTCAAGAGTTTGGTTGGAAAACTACTAGGACTACTAAGCCTTTGATGATTGACGAGTTGGGTTCTGCTTTGAAGAATGGGGAGTTGTCAATTAGAGATTCGAATACTTTAGCTGAGTTGCGTACTTTTGTTCGTAATGATCGCGGTTCGATGTCGGGCAGTCCTCACGATGACCGTGTTATTGCTTTAGCTTTGTCTAATCAGATGCGAAAATACGCTCATGTTCCTGAGTTCACTTCTAAGGTTGATGACTATTGGACGGTTGGTTGGTTCCGTAATCAGATCCCTAATCAGCAGGAAAAGCCGTCTTTGCAGATAGGTGTTCATAATGTTCGTGGGACACCCCGTATGTCCTAGTAGGGATTCCCTGAAAATCTAGCTAGGAGATATGCCTTATGGCAAGAAATTTTGTTTCGCACACTAATGGTACAGAAACCGTTGATGGCGCGAAAGGTCAAAACAATAAAATGGAACGTGGTGGATCTGTTTCTGCTAACCCTATTTGGGAACCAGGAGGACCACAGTCACCTACTGAAAGGTTTGAGTCGCCTAAGTATGCGAATCAGACTGGCGGGTATGGTGAAACTGCTGTGCGTGAAACGCCGATGAATCAGCATGGAGAAACAGGTAATGTTGAACCTGCTGATCCTCAGCCTGACTTGCGCGGTCACAACGCAGGCTAGTGGCGATCCTCGCTCCAGAGGCCACATTTGAACAGTTCTGCGAATACGTTGAGGAACATAAGGGTTCTAAAACGGATCAAGAATTACAAGAGCTGTGGGAGTGGCGTCAAAAACTTTTAGGTTTACGCATCATCACCGACAAGGCTTGGCGTGAGCGTTCGTTGGCGCCTGATGAAATGCACTTGACTCGGAACCAGCGTGAACAAAAACTTATTATGGAAGCTAAAGCTCAAGGCAGGAACATAGAGAAGGTCTGATGGCTCGTAAAACTCGCCGTGAAATACACGATCAATACAAGCAACGTTTAGAGTTTGCTAAAAATTGGCGTGACGAAGAAGGGTATGATCGTACTTGGCGTCGTTTAAACGACTTGTACCGTGGCAAACATTGGCCTATGTCCACTTTGGCTCAGAATGATTTGATTGCTGTTAATTTAGCTTTTTCAACTGTGAATGTAATCGCTCCTAGCGTTGCGGTTAATCATCCTAAAATAGTTGTTCAAGCTACAACTCCTCAAGAATCTGAGCTGGCTGTTTTATCTGAAGCTGTTATCAACTATTTGTGGAGGCATTACGATTTCCGTCAGCCTTTCCGTCGTGCTGTTAAAGATTTTCTGATTTTCGGTCACGGCTGGTTGAAAGTTGGTTGGCGTTTCGTTGAACAGGAACGTTCTTTAGGTGACACAGAGTTAGAAGATTTGTATTCTCAGTCTGTAGCTGAGGCGGACTTGTTCGCTATGGAGCAACCTGAGTTTGCGGGTGATCTTCCAACCGATGAGGAGATAGCAGCGAACCTTCCTTCAACTGCGATGAAAATTGTTGAGGATCAACCTTTCGTTGAAAGGGTTTCCCCTTTCGATGTTTTCGTTGACCCTGAAGCTACTTGCATGGAAGATATTCGTTGGATAGCTCAACGAATTATTCGTCCTTTGGAAGAAGTCAAAAAAGATAAACGTTACAAAGCTTCTGTTCGTAAGAACCTTTCACCTGATGCGGGTATAAGAGGAGCTTACGATAATCCTGTGAATGAAGCTGCGAACTATTTGGATGATGTTGAGAGAGTAACTTTGTACGAATATTATGATGTTGCTTCTAACACGATGTCTGTTTGCGCTGAGAACAGTGACGAATTTTTAGCTGATCCGATAGCTATGCCTTACGCATACGGTCAGCCTTTTGTGATGTTACGCAACTATGACATCCCTGATTATTTTTACCCTATGGGTGATTTGGAATCCATTGAGTCTTTACAGTTGGAACTAGACAAGACACGTTCCCAGTTGATGAATGATCGTAAACGTTACGGTCGTAAATATTTGTACCATGAGCGTTCTTTTGGTCCTGAGGGTCGTGAGGCTTTAGAATCTGATGAGGATGGCAGGCTTGTTCCTGTTATCGATGAGAATAAGCCTTTGTCTGATGTGGTTATGCCTATGCCTCAAACGCCTCTGTCTCCAGAAATTTATGCTTATTCGAACATTATTGAAGATGACATTAATACTGTTTCTGGTGTTAACGAATATGCTCGCGGTCAGATGCCTGAAATTAGGCGTACAGCTACGGAAGCTTCAATTATTGCTGATGCTGCTAATGCTAGAGCTGCGGACAAGCTTGCGATCATTGAACTTGGTATTGGTTTTATAGCTCGCAGAGTTTTACAGCTTATGCAGCAGTACATGACTGGTGAGCAGGTTGCTCGCATAACTGGTCGTGACGGTGTTGAAATGTTTTTCTCTTACACAAGGGAAGACATTGCTGGTGAATATGATTTCACTGTTGAGGGCGGGTCAACTATGCCTATGAATGACACGATTCGCAAACAGCAAGCTGTGTCTTTGTTGAACGCTATTTCTCCTTTGGTGGGTACTGTTATTGATCCTTCGGCTTTAGCCATGCACGTATTAAGAGAAGGTTTCGATATTAAAAACCCTGAACGTTTTATGATGCAACAACCAGCTCCCGATCAGGTCGTAGCTGAAGAAGAAGCGGGAGTACCGACGATGCCTATGGATGTGGGGGTTCCTGAAGAACCTGTTTTCGCTCCTACTGGTGGCGTTCCTCCTGAATTGTTATCTCAGTTGCAGAATCAGATGGGTGTTGAACTTCCTTTCTTGTAAAAGTGGGACACCTTTACCGTCTTTTTAGGAACAACCTGTCGGACTCCTAGGAGGCAAAGATGCCCGAAGAAGAAATAGAAGCTACGGAACCCGTTACGGCGGACACACCAGAAGTTTCTAACGAAGTGGAAACTCAAGAACCTGGAGAATCTCATGTCGTCACAGTTGACGGCGAGGAGCAGCAGGTCAGCTTAAGTGAGCTTCAAGATGGATACCTACGCCAGTCGGATTACACCCGTAAGACGCAGGCATTGGCATCTGAACGTGAACGGTTGCAGCAAGCGGATGCCATAGCGAAAGCTTTGGAGTCTGATCCTGCTGGGACGATTAATGCGCTATCTAGTGCGTTTGGTGTGGACAGTCAGACAACTCAAGAAGAACAAGAAGCTTGGGAAGAAATGGACCCCACTGAACAGAGGATTGTTCGCATTGAAGCCCAGTTGGAGAAACAAGCTGCCGCTACGAGACGTTCAACGTTAGAAAAAGAAGTTGCAGGATTGAAAGATAAATACGGGGATTTTAATGAGCAAGAGCTGTTTCAGCACGCTTTGAAAAATCATATACCGAATTTGGATGCTGCTTACGCCCACATGAAGTTTAATGATGTTGCGTCCACCGCCGAAAAATTACAGGCCGACAAGGACATAACTGAAACGAAACGAGACGCCAATTTGGTTGAATCCAAAACTGGTACCCAATCGGGTTCTGTCGTTTCGGCTGATGCAGGTAAGGGAGCTACTTCAATTCGTGAAGCTTTTCATTTAGCGAAACAACAATTAGGCAACTAAACCTTTAAGGAGAAAAAAATGGCAGGAAACGCTGCTTTTGATGAGATTCTCTCCACCACGCTAAAAAATTATGTTCCGAAGCTGACAGATAATATCTTCTCAGCTCGACCATTGTTTTATGCTTTGACGAATGGACAAACCATTCGCCGAATTAGTGGTGGTCAGGAAATCGTAGTTCCTATTATTTATGGTGCTAACTCAACCGCTTCGTCTTACGCGACGACAGATCCTATTTCTACGACAGCTCAGACAGGTATAACTGCTGCTGCTTACGATTGGAAACAGTATGCTGCGACCGTAACGATCAACGGTCTTGAAGAAGCCCAAAACAATGGGGAAGCACAGATCATAGATCTGTTGGAAGGTAAAATCTTCCAAACACAAGAATCCATTATTGAGAACATGAATGATATGTTCTACAAAGATGGTCAAGGCAATGGTGGTAAAGACTGGAATGGTCTTAACAACATTGTCGCAAATGGTATGACACTTGGCGGTATTAACGCCGCTGATGGTCAAGGCAACGATTGGTGGAGATCAACACTTCACGACATGGGCGGAGCGTTAACTGTCGCAAAGATGGCAAGCTGCTACAACGATGTTTCTGTTGGTAACGATCAACCAACAATTATCATTGCTTCACAACCAGTGTACGAAAAGTACGAAGATCTCCTAGATGGACAGATTCGTTACACGGACACTGACATGGCGGACGGTGGGTTCCAGAACCTTCTGTTCAAGGGC